GGGCAGTATCTGCTCTTTGTCGGTATTATCGTGGGGTTCTATCTGCTGATATCTGTTGTCAAGTTCTTGGTGCGGGTGTTTGGGTCATGAGCGTTGTGGCGTGGGTGTTGTTTCTGTTGGTGTGTTTGGTGCGTCCTGCGATGGCTTCGACGTACTGTGCCGTGCACAAGGAGCAGGAGGTCTACGATGAGCGTCTGGCTGTGATTTCGGGATACAATGCGCATACTCTGGTGCATGTCGATATCGATCGGGCTGAGGGTGAGGATCCGAAGCTGCATCTGCAGATGAAGTTCACTAGCTGGGGTACTGGTAACGGTATGGATAATACGGTTTGGAGTGGTTATCGGTTGACTGTAGGTGGGGATCTGGTTGGTTTCGCGCAGTCGTTTAATGGGCGTACGGGGTGGGTCGGTTATTCTGCGGTGGATGTGATGCCGGGTTTTAGGACGGTGACGATTCAGATTCAGGTGTACTATGTGGTTACTAATGCGGTTAGCTATACGTTGGATCTCAGTGAGAGCTGGCTGAGCGATCCGAATACGGGGAATCCCACGGTGGTTCCTCCGCAGGCTCCTCCTGATCCGGGTTCGAATGCGTCGTGGTGGTCGTGGCTGACTGGGTTGTTCACTCCGAGTGCTGATGCGAAGTCGAACCTGGCTGCTGCTATTGAGACGTTGCGGCAGTCTGGTCCGTGGGGTGAGGTGTCGGCGTTGGAGTATGATCTGTCGGATCGGAGGTGGGAGGGTGTGGGTGAGGTGCCGGGTCCTGGTTCGATGTTTATGTCGGTTAGGGGGTGTCCGGGTCTGGGTCCGGTTGGTACCGGTCCGGTGTGGTTGTTGGGTAGTGATTCGTTTCCGGGTCTGGGTGATGGTGAGGTCGGGTATTGCTCGTATGATGGTCTTAGTCCGTTTGGTACGTGGGCGGGGGCGGCGCCACATACGCTGTACGGGTATCGTGAGCGGTTTGTGCGGTTTCTGGTGTATGCTATGTGGTTGATGTTTGGGGTTGGGATTCTGGCGTGGTTGAAGGGTAGGCTGGTGGTATGATCCTGGATGCTCTGTACACGCTGGCTACGTGGTTTGTGAACGCTGTGAGTGCGGGTGTGCAGGCGGCGTGGCGCCCTATAGAGCACAGTCCGATTGGGGCTGGTATGTTGTGGTTCTGTCGTTTTGACTCGTGGTTTCCTGTGGCGACGTTCTATCAGATGGTGTTCATACTGGTGGGGCTGGTTCTGACTGTCCAGGCGTTGAAGTGGTCGAAGTGGCTGGTTAATCTCATCCGGGGGGCTGGGTCGTGATTCAGGGGTTCATTGGGCGTCCTGGTGCCGGTAAAACGTATAGCATGGTTTCTCTGGCGTATCGTCTGCATGGGCGGGTTCCGATCTACTCGAACATGTCGTTGTCGTGGGCCCAGCAGGTTGAGACGGTGGATGAGCTGGTTGGGTTGACGAACGGTCTGGTTCTGTTGGACGAGGCTGGGCTGTGGTTCAACAGTCGGTACTGGTCCAGGGTGTCGATTGAGCAGATGAGTTGGTTTGCTCAGAGTCGGAAACGCGGGGTTCATCTGTGGTTCACCAGTCAGTCTGAGGCGGCGGTGGATGCGTCGATCCGGCGACTGGTGGCTACGTATGTGTACTGCATGCGGTATGGTCCACTCATCGTGCAGAGGTGGGTGGATCCGAACGATTTGCGGGCCCGGGGGCTCACTCGGTTCATGTGGCTGTCGGAGCGGGTGTTCCGGTTGTACGATACGTATGAGATCGTGGGGGATGGATCAGGTCAGGGGCGCGGTCGTGGGGAGGGTGCGGTCCAGGGGTTGAGGGGTGTGTACGTGCGCGAGTGTGTGTTGGGGGGTGTGGTGCGTTACAGGGAGGCTGGTCCGGGTGATCTAATTGACTGGCGGTCGGTGTGTTTGGTTAGGCGGGATGGATCTGGTTTCCGGGAGTTGTCCAGGGAGGATTTAGAGGCATTGGGAGTGGCGCGCCGGGACCCGCTTGCGGGTGGCGCGCCAGGCTCCCGTGAGCCTAGTGCAGGTAGGCTCGACTATGGAGATTTTAGCAGAGTATTCGGGCGGGGTCCAGAGCGGCGGTTCTGAGAGCGCGTCTCTTGGTATATATACGAAATCTGCTTCCGCGTGTTCGGAGGGCGGGCGAGCTAGCGCGCGGGTGATGCGTTATGCGTTGCAGTCGGAGGCGCGGGGGTTGGTGCCGACTGAGCGGGTGGCGGTGTGTATGCGGGTCCCACGGGGAACGGTGGAGGTGATGCGAGGGCTAGGTACTGGGGCGTTCTATAGGGGGTTGTGTGTGTGTGGTTCGGTGTGGGGATGTCCGGTGTGTGCGAGTCGGGTGAGTGAGAGGCGGGCGTTGGAGCTGGGTTCGGCGGTGGCTCAGTATCGGGCGCAAGGGGGTCGGGTTCTGGTAGCGGCGTATACGGTTCGTCACTGGTGTTCTGATCGGTTGTGGGAGCTGGTTGATGCTGTGGTGGCTGCGCGTAGGCGTATGCGGAGTGGTCGGGCGTCGGCGGGTTTGCGGGAGATGGTCGTGGGTACTGTGCGGTCGTTTGAGGTTACGTGGGGGGAGGAGAACGGCTGGCATCCGCATCTGCACGAGTTGGTGTTTGTGAGGGATGGGTGTCGTGTTGGGGATGTGGGCAGGGCGTTGAGGGAGTCCTGGTCGAGTGCGGTTGAGGGAGTTTGGAGGCGTGGGAATGAGCATTCGGTTGAGGTCCAGGTGGGGGATGCTGCTGCTGCGAGGTATGTGAGTAAGGTCGGTGGATGGGATGGTGTTCGGGAGGTTGTGAAGGGTGTCTCAAAGAGTGGGCGGCATGGGAGGCTGAGTCCGTTGGGCTTGCTGTACGGGAGTATGATGGGGGATTGCTCGTTGGGCAGCCTCTGGCAGGAGTATTATTGGGTGTTTCGGGGGCGCCGGATGTTGGTGTGGAGTCGTGGGTTGCGGGAGGCGTTGGGTCTGGGGGTAGATGTGAGTGACGAGGAGTTGGCGGAGGCTGATGGTGACGTGGCGTCGGTGGTTTTGGCGAGTCTGACGAGGGAGCAGTGGAGGGTGATTCTGGCGAATGATGCGCGTGCCGAGGTATTAGAGGCGGCAGAGGGTGGATATGAGGCTCTGAGGGCCTTTCTAGGGCAATTGGGGGTGGTTCTATGAGAGAGCTGACGAGAGAGGATCGTGCGTGGTTGGTTGGGGATTCGTTGCTGACGTGTTGTGGAGAGAGGGTTTTGGAGGAGTACGGTGGTTGGGAGCTGTTGGGTCTGGGGCTGATGGCGGTGGCTGATGTTCTGGCTGAGCGGGGTGTGGATTCGGCGTTGCTGGATGAGTTCCGGCATAGGGTGTTTGAGCTGGCGGAGGGAGAGTGATGGGTGCTGTAGATGCTGATTTGGTGCGTGCTGAGCGTAGTGCGCGCGTGCGGAATGAGAGGGAGAGGCGTGCGCTGCCGTTATTGGCGTATGCTGGTGAGTTGGAGGAGGTCACGGCGGAGGATTACCTGCGGAAGTACGAGGATGGGCGCGAGCGGCTCGAGCGTGTGTCGCGGTATCTGGAGAGGTGCTGCGAGGATGAGCAGGTGTTGCTCGAGCTGTTTCGTGCGTGGGGGATAGAAGTGCAGGCGCCGGCGTGGCTTCCGCGGTGGCGTGGTGTGGCGGATCCCAGCTACGTGTTTGATTGGTTGCGGCGTAGTGCTGCGGGGTGTGGTCTGCTATGTTTGGTTGCGCGTCCGGGTGGAGTTTGCATGGCTACGTGTTGAGCTGGGATGCGTATGATGCGTTGGAGGGGGCTCGGAGCGGTGCGAGGCGGTCCAGGTCGTTGTTTGGGCGTGGGTGTCCGATGGTGGGTGGTGTGTTTGATGGTTATCTGGAGTATGCTGGGGGGGTCCAGCAGTTGTTTCTCGATCTGTTCCGGTCCTGGGGGATAGAGGTGCAGGCGCCGGCGGTGTTTCCGCGTTGGCGTGGTGTCGCGGATCCGGGGCTGGTGCTGGAGTGGCTTGAGCGTGTGGCGGTTCGGTGCGGGTTGGTGTGTAGGCGAGTGGGCCCAGCAGGCGTTGGGCGGTGGTGACGCCGGCGGTGGGCGGGTGCGCGGTGGTGTCCACGCCGGCGGTGTGTGTGCGGGCCGGTGCCGACGGGGATGGCCACGCCGGCGAGTGCCAGGTGCTGCGGAGGCCAGAGCGAGCGAGCGAGCGCCAGCCCCCACGCTTCCCCTGCGCGGCAACAGGACATGGAGGGCCGGGTCCCACGCTAGTGTCAAGGGCGAAGAGCGGGGGGGTCCCTTTGGGGGGGGCCCGCGTCCCTTGACACGTGCGTGGGTGGCCCGATAATGTCCGTGCGCGCAGGGGAGGCGGGGCTGAATGTCTGTTCCTGTTTGTTCGTTTTGGTTTTGGGGTTGACTGGTTCGGGCCGGCGTGCTAGTATGGAATAAGGCTTGGGGTGACGAGTAGGCGCCACCCCGTTGCCAGGAGAGGTAGGGTCTCTCGTGGCGGTCTACATCATAGCAGCATCAGGTTACGGAGTCCAGGGGCACGGGCCTGGTGCTGCGGCTGCGCGCCCGGCAGGTGGCTGCGGGGCTTTTTGTTTTGGGCCGGTATGCTCGACAGGGTGTGCCGGCCCAGTTTCGTTCTGGAGGTAGTGGAATGCATCTGCTGACTGGATTGGTGACGAGCGTGAAGGAACCGAGGGTAGGGAAGGATGGGCGGCAGTGGCAGGATGTGTATGTTGCTGCTGGTGAGACGACGACTCGAACGATGGGGAGTGACGGGCCGTATCGTGTAGGAGAGGTGGTGTGTTTGGAGGGTGTCTTCGTTGAGGGCTTCGGTGGTTCTGGTGTTTGTTTTAGGCGTGGTCGTAGGCTGTCTGCTGAGGAGTTCCTCGCGGTTGCAGAGCAATTCGGGCGGGATGGTGTCCGGTGACAGCAGAGCAGTATCAGGGTCTGTTAGACGCGTTGTCCGGGGTCCAGCAGTCGGTCCACGGCGATCTGATGTCGGTGGTGGGCTGGCTGGGTGGGTTGTTCCTGGGTCTGTGCGTGGTGGCGTTTCTGGTCGCGGTCAGCGTCGGCAGGCGTCTGTTGGGGTAGGTGTGCGTCAGCAGGCGTCGTCTGGTTTGGGTCGTGTGAGGGTTGAGCGATGGGATCAGGGAACGCTGCGATACTCCTATTCTGGTTCTATGCAGGGCTCTGGGCGGTTGCGTGTGCGGTCGGGTATGGGTTCCGCGTCGTGGTCCAGGCCTTACGGAGTGCGTAGCTATGTATCCGATTCCGCTTGCAGATGGGTCAGTTCCCGGGATGGTCGAGCTGTGGTACGCGTTGCTGTGGTTCCAGGGCGGTGGCGTGCTGCTTGGGATCCTCCTGGGATTGGTGAGTACGGCGATGGCTGGGATGACGGAGTCCCGGTGAAAGGAGGTGAGGTAGGTGCTGAGTAGGATCGTGTCGGTGATTGGTCTGCTGGGTGCGGCGGCGGGTGCTGCTATGGCTCAGGCGCCAGCTAATGCTACGGCGGCGGTCACTGAGGTCGTTGGGGAGGTTAAGACGGAGGTGCTCGGGATCGTTGGTGCGGTCTCCGGGCTGATCGTCGTGGTTTTGGCTGTTGGCTACGGTCTGCGTCTGCTGAGGCGTCAGACTCGTTCTGCGTAGTGTCTGTCTCTGGGTCTGTTCCGGGCTGGTGGTTCCTGCACGCCACCAGCCCGGGAGGTGTGCGTATGTTGGGATGGTTGGGTGCGTTTTGGAGTGTTGCGAGTGGGTTGGGAATGGTTGTTTCGTTTGTTGTTGGGTTAGTGATTGGGTTTGGGCTTGGGCGGTGGCATGCGTCGTATGGGGGTGATGTGTTTTGACGGTGTCCCTGGTGAGTGGGATGTTTCGGGGGTATCTGCAGTGTCTGCAGGTGATCGTTGAGGAGTTGTTGCCGGCGCTGGCGCTGCTGTTTGTGTTGTGGGTTGGGTATCGTGTGCATCTGTATGTGTTGGGGGTGCTAGGTGGATCAGGCGACTCTAGATCAGGTTAGGGCGTGGGCTGCGGGTGTCAACAGTTACGTGGTTATGGTTGAGAAGGTGATGTTTGTTTCGTTGGTGGGGTGGTTGGCGTTGGTTTCCGGGTTGCGTTTGCTCGTTGCGTTTGTGCGTCGGGTGCTGTAGGGGGTGGTGGTCGTGTGGTGGGTGTTTGGGGATGTGGATACCGACTGGGTGGCGTCCCAGGCGGCCGGGTTTTTCAATCGGGTGCTCGATTTCTTCTTCGCGTGGGCG